TTCAAGACCAGATATGGTATGGTTGCCAACCCATTCGCTGAAGGTACAACACAAGGTCTTGGTAGAATCACTGCTAACAGCAACAGATACTACAGAAGAGTAAAAGTACTCAACTTAATGTAAATCACTTACATATCTTACAAAGAGACCTTTACGGGTCTCTTTTTTTATGCTATATTGTAACCATGAAAGACCAAAACACGATCAAAGATCAGGAAACTGAAACACAAAAGTTCAATCGTGCACTGGATTTATACATAGAATCAGTACACAAACCAGATCATGCTCTAAGAGGTTGTGCTCACAACCAACATTGTTATGATGAGTTGATGCAAATCAGGGAAAATGTGCTTGTATACGTACAGTCACTCAGAAAGAATGAACGGACGATTGGACAAAGTAGCAATGACTAATAAGTTGATGCAACTCAAGAGAGAACTACATTATAAATGTGAGATTGGAGAGAAAGGTGAGTGGGAGTGCAAAGGTGCGAATGAGTATCTAAATAGAGTCTTTGATGTCTTAGATGAATACTGGCAATAAATAGAAGAAAGTAACATTAATAATGCCTGTACGAAGGGGTGTTGGACACCCAATGAAACTGCAACAGGTTTCAAATAGAAATTTTTTATCTCTTGTAGGATTCAAATTTGTCCTCTCTAGATGTCCCAAAGTTGATTTTCTTTGCAATTCTGCCAACTTACCCTCGATAACATTGGGTGTAGCAGAGCAAGCAAACTATCTACGTAATATTCCAGTGCCAGGTGATAAGTTACAGTACGATGATTTGAGAATCACTTTTATGGTAGATGAAGATATGGAAAACTATCTTCAGTTATATCAGTGGATGACATCACTTGGATTTCCTGAGTCTATCAATCAATATAGTGAATTATTAAATAACAAAATTGAAGTAGATGACCCAAATGATCCCTCAAATGAGCGATCTGATGCTACAATACAAGTATTGAGTAGTAATTACAACCCTACAGTCAGTATAAAGTTCAAGGATGTATTTCCTTATCAACTATCTGGTGTACCCTTCAATGCTACAGCAGATGAACAAACATACTTTACTGCAGAAGCTGCTTTCAAGTATACTCTATATGATGTAATCGATGTCAACGGAAAGAAAGTCTAGTCCACTATCCATAGAGGGAATACAGGACATGTGGAATGCTGATTCCAAGATGAATCAGGATGAATTGGATAGTGAGTCGCTAAGAATACCTCAATTACACGCTAAGTATTACGAACTATATAATACAATACTCCTCATGCGTAAGCGTGATGAGCAGGTGTATAGTTCTATGCTTTTGGATCGTAGAAAGTATTACACAGGGAAAGCAACAGCAGATATATACGCTGAAGAACCCTTTCCTTACAAGGTCAGAGATAAAGACGACCTCAAGTTATACCTTGACTCTGATACAAAATTGAGTAAGACAAAACTCAAGATTGAATACTACGATACCATGTTGAAGTATCTGGAAGAGATACTCAGACAAGTGACAAATAGAACCTACCAAATAAAGAATGCAATCGAGTGGCGTAGATTCTCATCAGGGTATGGCTGATCTTGTTATCAAGAAGAAGAACGAAGTTTTTCTTCAAATAGAGTGTGAACCTCACATAAGGCATGAGTTGTCAGATGAATTTACATTTGACGTGCCTGGTGCAAAGTTCATGCCACAATATAGAAGTAAGTATTGGGATGGTAAGATACGATTATATAATTTACAGAAGCAAGAGATATATGTTGGACTTTTAGATAAAGTTACTTCTTTTTGTAAGAGATATGATTACGATTTTGAATTTGAGAACTCCAAGTATTATGGACTGCCATACGAAGAGACGGAATCAATTTCATATGAGGGGGTAAAGGATTATCTAAAGGCGATCTCAAAATACAAGGCGAGGGACTATCAGATTGAGGGTGTATTTGATGCATTGCAGAAGAATAGAAGACTAATCATATCACCAACAGGATCTGGTAAGTCACTGATGATCTATGCTATTACAAGATACCACGTATCTTATGATAGGTCAATCCTAATTGTTGTTCCCACCACCTCTCTTGTAGAGCAGATGTACAAGGACTTTATAGATTATGGATGGAATGTCGATGAACATTGTCATAGAATCTATGCAGGTAAAGACCTGTTGAGTCAGAAGAGTGTTATTATATCAACTTGGCAGTCAATATACAAGTTACCAAGAAAATGGTTTGAAAGATTTTCTGTAATAATTGGAGACGAGGCACATCAGTTTAAGTCTAAATCATTAGTAAGCATCATGACTAAACTGTATGACACGAAGTATAGGTACGGATTTACGGGTACGCTCGATGGTACTCAAACTCATAAGTGGGTTCTTGAAGGTTTATTCGGACCCTCTTATAAAATCGTGGACACTAAAGCACTACAAGAGAAAGGTTTCCTAGCAAAACTCAGTATCAAAGTGCTTCTTCTCAAGCATGATTCACAAAAATTTGATACATACGAGGATGAAATACAGTATCTGATAGGTCACGAAAAGAGAAATAAGTTTATCAGAAACCTAGCACTGGACTTGAAAGGTAATACTTTGATCTTGTTTAGTCGGGTAGCAGCACATGGAGAGGTCTTATATAACCTCATAAATAACAACGAACGTAAAGTTTTCTTTGTTCACGGTGGTGTGGACACAGAGGAGCGAGAAGAAGTTAGGAGAATCACAGAACAGGAATCGAATGCAATCATAGTTGCTTCATTCGGAACCTTCTCAACTGGGATCAATATCAAGAATCTCCATAATATTATCTTCGCTTCACCAAGTAAGTCCCGAATCAGAACTCTACAGTCCATTGGTAGAGTCTTACGTAAATCTCAAAACAAACTCAAAGCAACTCTTTATGATGTAGCAGATGATTGTAAAAAGGGATCAAGGCAAAACTACACCTTGAATCATCTCATAGAACGAATCAAATACTACAACGAAGAAAATTTCAGTTATGACATCATCCAAATCACAATCTGAACCTTATGATGAGTTTGTAGCAACCATCAAACTTGTCACAGGCGAAGAGATACTTACAAAAGTTATCGTTAATCAAGATGCTGCAGAAGAAACTGTAATCATAGAGAACCCTCTTGTTTGTGAAGAGGTTCGCACCCACGGTGCGAATATCCCTTTGGGATATAAATTTGAACCTTGGATGAAAATGTCTGATGAAGATGTTTTTATCATTCACATGACAAGTATTATCACTATGTCAGAAATAAAAGAGAAACAGGTAATAGTTACTTATAATGAAGTTATAAAGAAAGGATTCAAACCATCAGGAAATCCCAATCTTACAAGAGAAATGGGTTCTATAGGGTCAGTAAAAGATTGTAGAGATATGATAGAAAAATTATATAGAGGAGAGGATGCTACTAAAGATACTCAAAGTTAGTAGCCTAAAACCCCTTTGAACCGCCACACGGTTAGTGTACACCTTTTATAACATGTTGTCAACCCCCTCTTTGACAATCATTTCATAGTGTACTATAATTAGAGGAAAGACATACTCATATGGCACGAAAAAGATCGGAGCATTATGTAAACAATAAGGAGTTTCTTGCTGCTATTGTTGCATATAAACTTGATATCTTAGAGGCAGAAAAGTTAGGTAAACCGAAACCAAGAATTACAAACTATCTTGGTGAATGTTTTCTAAAGATCGCTACACACTTATCATACAAACCAAACTTTGTGAACTACATGTTCAAAGACGATATGGTCTGTGATGGTATAGAAAACTGTGTGCAGTATATTAATAACTTTGATCCAGACAAATCTAAGAATCCTTTTGCATACTTTACACAGATCATACACTATGCTTTCTTACGTAGAATACAGAAAGAAAAGAAGCAATTGGAAATAAAGCAAAAAATTATTGAGAGATCTGGGTTTGATGAGGTCATGACTGCTGATCAGGATGGTAAGTCATCCGAGTATAACTCAATTAAAGATGCTATACAGTATAGAAGCAATAATAGATGACCTACGATTTGACAGAAGAGGAATGGGAATGTGTTCGTGTATGTCTAACTAATGCACCCATACCCTACGATATCACTAAGAAAAAAATACCTGCTGATATTCTACAAAAAATAGGGCAACCCATTCGACACAGAGAAGAGGGTATACCTAAAGTAAAATACGATCTCACACAGTACGGAATCTATGAAAGTTGATAGGTATTACGATCCATACGAGGATCTTGAAAAACAATGTCTAGAAGAACTAGACCATATCGCTAAGTCACTAGGCGGTAACATGACAAAACTAACCAGAGTAACATCTACTGGTAGATCATCAAAAGTTATTGAAATCGAGTATGAAATTAACGAAGGAAATTATTGACCAGATACAAGAAGCAATGCTTCACACCAAGAAGGATGGCACTGTCAACTGGAAAGATACTGATGAGATTGTAGTTCAGTTGGCAGGTACGTTTGCTGCTGACAGATTTATTGTTATCAAGAATAGAACAAAAGACCCAGTGATTTCTGCTGAACCACATCCTGACTTTGATTATGAAAAGAAGGAGTGGAAGAAAAAATGAAAGTCGCTATCATCACAGACCAACACTTCGGATTCAAGAAAGGATCTAAGTTATACCTAGACTATTTTCAAAAGTTTTATGACGAATGTTTCTTTCCAACACTTGAAAAAGAAGGCATCACAACTGTTCTCGACCTTGGTGACACTTTTGACAACCGTAAAGGTGTTGATTCATATTCTTTGGATTGGGCGAAGAAATGCTATTTCGATCCTCTTCGCAATCGCTCCATTAGTTTGGTTAGTGTTGTCGGAAATCATACTGCTTACTACAAAAACACTAACGAGATTAATACTAACGATTTGGTACTACGAGAGTACGATAATATTACCCTACTTTCTGAATGCCAGGAACTAGAGATAGGTGGACTCAATATACTATTCATACCATGGATCAATCCAGAAAATGAGGCAGAAACATATAAAAAGATAAAAGAAACCAAGGCAAAAGTTGCCATGGGTCATCTAGAACTCAACGGTTTTGTTGCCACACATGGGCATGTGATGGACGCAGGGGCAGACTTTGGGTGTTATGAGAAGTTTCATCAGGTATTCTCTGGACACTATCACACAAGGTCATCTAACGGTAAGATATACTACCTTGGTAATCCATACGAGATGTTTTGGAATGATGTGAATGATAAAAGAGGATTTCATATCTACGATACAGAGAAACTAACACTGAAAACTATCAACAATCCGTTCCAACTATACAAAGTTATCAACTATGCTGATACTAAGAGACAACTTACTAAGTTTGATGAGTATCGTAATAAGATTGTCAAGGTAGTGGTAAGACAGAAAAGCAATGAAAAGGAATATAATCTGTTTATGGAGGCACTTTCTAAGTCCAACCCATACGACATCAAAGTAGTAGAAAGAACTGATCATCTTATATTTGATGGTGAGATAGTAGAGCAGACAGAGGATACGATGACCCTACTAAACATGTACATAGATGATCTTGAAACAAATCTAAATAAAAATAGAATCAAAGGTCTTGTCAGAGACCTATATCAGGAAGCTTGCGAATGCACGTAATCACTATAAAAGGGATGAAAGATGAGGGTGCTTATGCAGTCCTCAATCCTTATGGTGAGAAAGTGGTGTTTATGTTCAAAGAAAAGGACGACGCATCACGATATGCTATGCTATTAGAAGAGCAAGGAGATCCAGAGATGGAGGTTGTTCCTATCGCTGATCATGTAGCAATTGCAGCTTGCGAAAAAGCAGGAACCAAGTATACTGTAATTAGCAAGGATGATATTGTGATTCCCCCTATACCAAAAGATGATTGAATTCAAATCTATTCGTTATAAAAACTTTTTATCATCAGGCAATCAATTTATAAACTTCTCTCTCAACGAGAATAAAGATAGTATCATAGTAGGTCAGAATGGATCGGGTAAGTCTACAATACTCGATGCTCTGACCTTTTCTTTGTTTAATAAACCATTCCGTAAGATAAGTAAAAGTCAATTAGTCAATACAACAAATGAAAGAGACGCTGTAGTAGAGATAGAGTTCAATATAAACACGACTGAGTATAAAATTACTCGTGGTATCAAACCGAATATCTTTATAATCTATAAAGACGGTAAGAAATTTAATGAGGAAGCATCTGCACTTGATCAACAGAAGTATCTGGAAAGTCAAATACTCAAACTCAACTACAAATCCTTTACCCAAATTGTTATTCTTGGGTCTGCCTCTTTTGTTCCTTTCATGCAACTAT